TCTACTGTTGTAACGGAAAATAAAGATAAATCTGAATATTTTAATCCTGCAATTCCCGTATCTAATCCTGGTGGACAGAATCAATTCAAAAACTATACTGCAACAAGAAATGATTATGAGAAGTACGGATGGTTATTCGGAAGGTAAAACTATTTATATTAAACTATAGTTTTTTAAGTTTAGTCGAGAATGGATAATAGAAGTCTGACGGTTTGGCAAAGGTTAACAAGAGCCTTAGGTCCTGACGCACTAATGAATCAGGATTTTCCTGTTTACAAGTTAGATAAAAAAGAACTTCTTAGAACCACCGACAAGGCGGAATACGAGAGAGAAAAACTCCAAGCCAAACAATCTTTTTACTTAGCAAATCAATTTGCTAAAGTTGAAAACAACCTCTACACTCAAGCAATTTATTATGAACCAAACCGTTTGGCTTCATATTATGATTATGAGTCGATGGAGTATACTCCTGAAATTTCTGCGGCACTTGATATCTATGCCGAAGAAAGTACAACCCCCAATGAGGACGGTACTATCCTTCAGATTTACTCAGAATCCAAAAGAATTAAATCGGTTCTTGAGGATTTATTTTACAATTCTTTGGATATCAATACTAACTTACCAATGTGGACAAGAAACACTTGTAAGTACGGTGATGATTTTGTATACATGAGATTAGACCCCGAAAAGGGTATCATCGGTTGTCAACAACTTCCTAACATCGAAATCGAAAGATACGAGCAGGGGTTATCTACCCGTAATGCATCGGTTGGTGTTCCAAATAAATCTGACGACAAAGGTCTTCGATTTACTTGGAAAACGCAAAACATGGAATTCCAACCTTGGGAAATTGCCCACTTTAGATTGTTAGGTGATGACAGAAAACTACCTTACGGTACATCTATGTTGGAAAAATCTCGTCGTATTTGGAAACAACTTTTGTTGTCCGAGGATGCGATGTTAATCTACCGTACATCTCGAGCTCCTGAAAGAAGAATCTTTAAGGTTTACGTTGGAAACATGAATGATGATGATGTAGAGGCTTATGTACAGCGTGTTGCCAACAAGTTCAAAAGAGAACAAATTGTGGATTCTAAGACGGGTAATGTTGATATGAGATTCAACCAAATGGCGGTTGACCAAGATTATTTTATTCCAGTAAGAGACCCCGCACAACCAAGTCCGATTGACACTTTACCTGGCGCACAAAACTTATCGGAAATTGCCGATATCGAGTATATTCAGAAAAAATTGGTTACCGCACTGAGAATTCCTAAAGCGTTTTTGGGATTTGAGGAAACTGTAGGCGATGGAAAAACTTTAGCACTCCAAGACATTAGATTTGCAAGAACTATTAACAGAATTCAGAAATCTATGATTCAGGAGTTGAACAAGATTGCTATTGTTCATTTGTTCTTGTTGGGATTCGAAGAGGAAATTTCTAACTTTACCTTAGGTCTTACCAATCCTTCGACTCAAGCCGACTTATTGAAAGTCGATATTTGGAAAGAGAAAGTTTTACTTTATCGTGATTTGGTTTCAGACCCTGGTAATGGAATTCAACCAGCATCATCTACGTGGGCCAAGAAACACATATTCAACTGGTCAGATGATGAAATTCGTACAGATTTACTTCAACAGAGAATGGAGAGAGCAATTGGTGAAGAACTCAAAAACACTCCAACAGTTATCAGTAAAACAGGACTATTCGACCAATTGGATGCGTTGTATGGTAACAAACCTGGAGAAGGTGCACCACAGGCACCTCCAGGAGAAACTACTGAGCCTGCTGCCGCAGCCTTTGGCGGTGGAGGTTTTGATTTGGGAGGTCCTGAATTAGGCGGTGAGTTAGCGGGTGGTGAGCCTGAAGCTCCACCTGCAGAGGGTGAAGTAGCTCCACCAGCACCTGAGGAAATCACACCCGAATCGGTAAAAAACAAAGATATGAATCTTTTAATTGAGAATGATTTGTATGGAAAAAAATATTTGAATTTGGGAGTTGCTCAACAAAAGTTGGGTAAAATAGAAGAAGAGTTGGACAAGTTGTTGAATTCCTAATATTTATTAGTGAATAAATACGACCACATGACCTTCGGACAAATCAAATCAATCATCGAAAAAAATTTGGTAGAATCCTACAAAGATTCCTCTACCTTCAGAAAAACTCTCAAAGAGTTCAAACACAACGTGCTCAAAGATAAGTCTTTTTCAAAGATTTACTCAATCTATGACGACCTTTCTACCCCTCAGAATTTGTCTGAGAGTGATGCCAGAGAATTCTTAGATGAATCACTTACTGTTATCAGACACTTTTTGAAAACAAGTAACCTTCCGAAAAACGGTCAACAAGGAAAAAACTTATACGAGGACATTGATAATTTGGTTTATTTTGACAAGGTAGATATTAAAGAAAGAGTTGAGTCAAAAAAAAGAATTATCAACACACTTATTAGTGGAAAAAAAGGAATGAATGAATCACCAAAAATTTCACTCAAGTCGATGGTGTCAATCGCTAACAAGACACTCAATAATTACATTGAGAACTTGGACGAATCAACTAAAAAAGATTTGTTTCATATTATCGCGTCCAAGAATGAAGAATTAGAAACAGAGTTTGAAAGTCTTAAAGAATCGACCGTTTCTAAATTGAAAGAAGTTTTGTCAAAAGAAGAAGATTCAAATATCAAATCCAAAATTACAGAAACAATAGAAAAAATTGAATCCGAAAAGTTTGACCAAATTAATTATGTAAGGTTGAAAAAATTGGACGAATCTATTCTTCTTGATTCTTGAATTTTTCAACGTACTTAGCTTTAAGCTTTTGAGTACGTCTAGCAACTGATTTTTTAACGAATTCTTTTTTAGAATTTAATTTCTGATTCTGTCGAGTTTTAATAACCTTCGACTTAAGAATCTTCAGTGCCTTTTCAATGTTTTTGTCTACTTCTACAATTAGCATATTATAGAAATATTTGGAATTGGTAAAAAAGTTTATTATTCTTGAATAAAATAAACAGATACCAATCAGTATATTAATGAAAAAAGGTAAAACGGTTAAAGTTAACCAATATGAATCAATTAAAACATTATACGGAACAGTCGACTCAAAAGATTTGAAATCTCTGTACATAAATCTACAAACATGGGTTTGTCCTAAAAAAGAAAGTGAAAATTGGGATAGTGTTGTTGGAAAACTCACAAGAAATATCAAACATAGTGTTTATGAAAGCATCGATAGAGAAATGTTTTCAGATAAGTTCATTGTAGACTTGGACCTTAGAACAAGCGGTATTCAAATTAACAAAAAATCGTTCATGAATTTGGAAATAAATCTATACACAACAATAGATATTGATTTCAAAGGTTCACGACTCAAAGAAAGTATTAAAAAAATCATCCGAGAAATTTACAAAGATTGTGTTATAAAAAATGATTATTTCACATTTACTCTAACCAAAGAAAAAGAAAAAATAAAAACTACGGACTAACATTATATTTATCTTAAAAGATTATAATGAAAGATTTACGTATTCTTGGTCCTCGAGAAAGTGGTAAAGGTATTTTAGTAGAGATGGACGCGGGATTTGTTTCCCCTAAAGACCCACTTAACGAAGAAGTACTTAGAGAAAGAAAAGAATTGGATTATAGAAATCCATTTGAATTTTATGCCGTACTCCAAAAATATGGTGTACCAAATAGAAACGGCAGAGTTTACCCTGAAAAAATTCTTAAAAGAGAGGCGGACAGATACAAAACCGCAATCAAAAAAGGTTTATCAACATCTGAACTAAATCACCCCGAATCTTCATTAATCGATTTGGACCGTGTTGCTCACATCATCACCGACATTTGGTGGGATGGTCACATTTTGATGGGTAAATTGAAATTACTCACCTCACCAGGGTTTCACGAAAGTGGAATCGTTTCGACCAAAGGCGATATTGCTGCCAACCTTATGAGACAAGGTGTAACCATGGGTGTGTCTTCTCGTGGTGTTGGGTCACTTAAAAAAGTTGGAGAACAAAATGAAGTACAAGATGATTTTGAACTTATCTGTTTCGACTTGGTTTCTTCACCTTCAACACCTGGTGCTTACCTATTTAACGAACCTGAAGAGAGAAGTATGTATGAAGAAAACCTTGACGAAGAAAGAAAACAAAAAATTTCTGACTCTGGAATGGGTGCGTCTGTTGATTTAATGAAAAAATTAACCG